ACAGCACAATCTGTCGTCTGGATTAGCAAATATTATTAATTCTGAAGAGAATACTACTTATGATGTGAATTTAGAAGTACGTCAAAAGCAACTTGTTTTAAGTGGTGATATTGGACAACCATCTCAAACTGGAATTGTTACCTATTTTGGAATTTATGGATTAAAATCCAGTAAAAATGAAATTCCAATCCTTTCAAATGATATATTTAAAATTAAACGTGGCAATTTCTACGAAGAAATAAAGATCCTCAATATAGATTCTTTTAATTCAAGACTTAGAGTTCAAAGAGAAATTAATGGAACTATTGGTACAAGTTATTCGGCAGGAACCAAGTTAGATGAACTTCCAAGGAAATTTATTATTCAAAATAATGATTTCCAGAATACAAAAATTGGTAAATTTAATTCTCAATTCTACTTTAATCCACAACAATCTGTTGGTGTTGGAATTGGAACCACAATTAGTGTATCTAATCCTGGGGCAGGTTCTACTCAGAGATTCATTGCAGGAAATAGAATATATCTTGCAGGAAATACCTTAGAAATTAATGACGTAATTTACTATGATTATGATAGCAATCCTATTAGAGTAGAGTCTTTTGGTGATGACTTCAATCTTGTTAAAAATGCACCATACTATGCTGTTCCATTTCAAAATGGTCTAATTGGTATTTCCAGTAGACCAGTTGGATTTGGATCTACTGGAATTGTTGGAATTGGTAGTGAAACTGAACTCTTAACATTTACTAGTTTTGGTGTAGGTGATAATCACAGTTTTAAAACTGATTATGACAATCTTACAAAACTAATTGTATCAACTTATGAGGCAACTGTAGAAACAACTACAGATCATAACTTGAGTGTAAATGATTTGATAAATTTTGAATGCAAATCAAGTGCTGAAAAAACTGTTAAAATTGGTTATAATCAGCAAAATAAAAAGTTTGGTACAGGACTATTTGCATTTAGTTCTTCTGATGTAGATACTCAGACTAATATTATTACTATTAATAACCATGGTTTAAGGACAGGGCAAAAAGTTATTCTAGAATCAGACTCTGCTCCAGGGGGTTTGGTTGATAATGGTGTATATTATGTTCTCGTACATTCTCAGAATGAGATTAAATTGTCTATTGATAGTGAAACTACAAAAAATATCTTTACCCAATCATTTGGTCGTCTGATTGTAGTAAATCCACCGTTGACTTTAGAAAAAAATAAAACTTTAAAATTTGATTTATCGGATCCTAGTCTTTCTTATGTAAGAAATAATATTAGATATCCAGCATTTACCCTCAAATTCTTCTATGATGAGAATTTAAGGCATGAGTTTATTTCTTCAAAACTATCAAATGCATTGAGTGTAAGAAAGTCTGGTAAGATTGGCATTGATGTTGATGCAAATGTAAAATTAGTCTGCGATGATAACTTCCCATCTAAACTATACTATAAATTAGATCCTATTAAAGATAATGTAACTCCATTTACATTTACTCAGATACTTCTTGATTCCGATTATGAAAATTCTATTTCTATAGTAGAAAGTCCTATAAATGGTGATTATGTAATTAATACTGTTACAGATAAAACTTTTAGATATAAACTAAACCAAAAACCCGATTCTTCATCTTATGTAAAGGAAATTGACTCCCTATCATACTCCGCAATTTCAACCACTGCTTCAGGTTCAATAAATGAGGTTGATTTTGTTTCTTCTGGTTCTGCTCTTATTAAACTTCCAAGAATCAAAGAAGTTATAACTGAAGATGGAATCGATGAAATTCTTTTTGCGAGATCAACAACTATTGGTAAAGTAAAGGATATTGATATTTCCGATATTGGATTTGATTTTCCATCAGATACTACACTTAGACCAAGAGCTTATTCACCCTCAGTGTTTAAAATTGACCCTCTAACTTCTGTTGAGTCAATTGAAATTGAATATCCTGGAAAAAATTATACTGTTCTTCCAGATTTAGTAATGCTTGATGGGTATACAAATAAAGTTGTAAATGATCTTGTATTGGATTATATTGAAAATGAAGATTTTGAAGTTAAAATTATTAAAAACACTAAAAATCTTTATGATGTAGAACCAAGATTAATCCCAATTAATAATAGCAATGGATATAAAATTCTAAATTTAACATATGATAGTGGATTTAAAGATGCAACCATTACTTTGGATGTTGCTGGTTTTAGCAATTTAAGTGATTGGCCATTTCCTGTTGGATCTAAATTTATGATTGAAGGTGTTGCAACACTAAACCCCGAAACTGACGAGGGATATAACACATCTGATTATGATTATAAGGCATTATTTACTGTAAAAACTGCAGATCCCAATATTGGGGGACAACTTCCATCATTTACATTTAGTATGAGTGATTTTGTTGTTGATAACAATCCTGGTGTTTTCAACCGACTATTTACTTCTGCTAGGGTAATTCCACAATCATATTTCCCAAGATTTACTGTCAATAGAGAACCAAATAAATTCTTCGTTGATGAAATTGTAACAAATGGTACTACTGAAGATATTGTAGTTTCTTGGGAAATCAAAAATGAAATCTTAAAAGTATTTACAAGTACTCCAGAACTTTATAAGACTGGTGATTTTATTGTAGGTAAAACTTCAAAATCCAGTGGTACTTTAACTGAAGTTATCGGCATCACTACACTAACATATGAATTAGATGCATCTAATGCAAAGAGAAATAGATTCTATGATAAGAAAGGATTCTTAAATGAAGAAACTCAAAGAATTCATGATAGTGATTATTATCAATACTTCTCATATTCAATCAAGTCCGAAGTGGGAATTGGGTCATGGTCTGATCCTGTAGAATCTCTAATTCATCCATCTGGAATGAAGAAGTTTAGTGATTTGCAAGTAATATCTGTTTCTGATGATGATTCTGAAATGGTTGGTATTCAAACTGGAAGTGGATTTAATGGAATTGCTGACATTGATTCTTATTATAACTTAAACTGCGTGCATGATATTGATATTGCTACAGAAAATAATATTCTTGACAAAACGTCCGATGAAATTAGATTTAATTCATTAGCACTTGTTGACTATTTTGAATCTGTTGGAAACAGAGTTCTAATTGTTGATGATATTAGTGATCAGTTTAGTAGTAATCCAAGACCAACTGCTTTCGTTACTGTAGACACATTTAGTTTAGATAAGTATAGATCTAAAAAATATATTCTTTTCACTAATAACAAAAAGTTCCCAGGTGAAAGGCAGATGATCATTGTGAATGTTATTCATAATGGTACATATGGATTCTTGACTCAATATGGTCTAGTTGACACAAATAGAGTTCAAGGATACTTTGATATTGGAGTTTTTGAAAGAAACGGTCTTCTACTATTCTATCCTGTTGAATTTAGATTTACCGATTATAATGTAAGTGGTCACTCTTATTCTTCATCTGAGTCTATTGTAGGAGTCTCAACTCAATATATTGGTGATATTGCAAATGTAGGGATTCAAACAGTAACAATTCCGCAAGGAACAAGTACTGCAACTAAAATTGTAGGTATTGATTCTTCATATACATCTTCAAAGGTTCTTGTTACTCTTGAATCAACTGATTTACAATACTTCCAATATGACGAATTTAATATCGTTCATGATGGAATTGAAATTTATGAAACTGAGTTTTCAACATTAGCAACAGATAATTTTTCCGATCAAGATGTCTCACTTGGTATTGGAACTTATGGGTTCAGATATAATGGAAATGAAATTGAGATGACTTTGGCACCAAATGTGGGTCTATCTACAAATTATAAAGTATTCTCTACGGTAGTTTCTATTTCAGACACTTCTAGAGTTTCTACAGGTACAAGCACTTATAATACTACATTAACCACTGTTGGACTTGGATCTACAACATCAATTTCACCATTTGCTGGTCTTAATACTTCTATTGTTATTTCTGAATTTGATTCATATTATAAAGGATTTAATGTATATGCCAGTATTGAGGACACGACGAATAATATTGTTCAAATGTCTGAATTAATTTTTACTCATAATGAAACTGATGCATATGTTAGTGAATTTGGTAGAATTAGTAATCGTGGATTTTTTGAAGATGTTGGATTAGGAACTTTCTCTGCTTATGTTGATCCATCTACTAAAAAAGCAAGATTAGAATTCGTTCCATATCCAGCAGATCCTGGATTTACTAGAGAAATTGAAGTTAGAATATTAATTAACTCTTTAGGTCCAGTTGATGTAGGTATTTCAACTGATAGACTTGAATATGTTGGTGGTGACTTTAGAACTTTATATGGTAATTATACTGGATCAGAAAATGATGTTAAGAGATCTTTTGAATTGAGGCATCAAGGAGATTTAATCTTTGAAAGAACATTCGATGCTTCTGCTTTGAATACATCTGTTTCTACAGATGAAAATGTTCTAATTCTTCCAAATCATTTCTTTGTAACAGGAGAATTGGTTAAGTATACTTATGATCCAGAAGAAGATACTGCAATCGGTATTGAAACTGCTTCTGTTGCTGGAATTGGAACTACTGATAAACTTCCAACAGATCTTTATGTAATTAAAGTTAATGATAGTAAGATTAAACTCACAGATACCGCAGAAAAAGCACTGAAATTCAATTCAGAGCCATTAATTATAACATCTACTGGAATTGGAACCCAACATAAAATTACTTCTACAAATAAAGATACTAAAGGCATCTTTACTATTGATAATATGATACAATCACCACTAGTAAAAGTGGGAATCAATACAACATTATCTGAAGATATTGCATTAACAGATACTTTAATCAATACAACTGGAATTACTTCATTCTTCTCACAAGACATTATTAAGATTAATGATGAGATTATGAGAATTGATACAGTTGGTGTTGGATCTGATGAAAAAATTAGAGTTAGAAGACCTTGGATGGGTACAGAACTGGGTATTCATACTGCTGGTGATTTAGTTGAAAAACTAACTGGTAATTACACTATTGTTGGTTCAACAATTAACTTTGCTGCACCACCATATGGAAAAGTACCAGTTACTCCAGATTTAAATCAATATGGTGTTCCATTTGTAGACCCATCAGATAGAGATTATACTGGAATTACTACAAATTCTTACTTCCATGGAAGAACATTTATGAGATCTGGAATTGAGGATGAAACTTTTGAAACTTATAGTAAAAACTATATCTTTGATGATATTTCTTCTCAATTCACTGGCATTAGAACTGCATTTACTTTGACAACTAATGAAGGAACAAATGTTACTGGTATTTCTACTGATAATGCAATTATTTTAATTAAAGACATTTTCCAACAACCAAAGAGATTGGGTGTTTCTTCAATTGTTGGTAATTACGAACTAACAGAACCTGGGGCATATACAAATATTCTATTTGAACCCACAACACAAACACCAGGTGAGGATGTTAATAGTTCTAACGTTCCTGTTGGTGGTGTAATTGTAAATATTGGTTCTACAACTGGTTTTGGTTATCAACCATTAGTTGCTGCAGGTGCTACTGCTACAATATCTGGTTTTGGATCCATTACTGCAGTTAGTATTGCTAATAGTGGCTCTGGATATAGACCTGGTATTCAAACTCATATTAATGTATTTGCAGAAACTCCTTCTTCACTATCCATAATTGGTTATGCAACTGCTTTTAATGGTCATATTACTGGAGTTGCTATTACAAATCCAGGAACTGGATATACTAGTACAAATCCACCAAGGATAAGAATTGATTCTCCACTAAGTTATACAAATATTCCACTTATCTATTCCAATGATTCTGTTCAAGGAATTGGAACAAAAGCATCACTTGATATATTTGTAAGTAGAGATACTACAATTGGTGAATTTAAATTTAATAACAATGGTTATGCTTACGGTCAAGGTGAAATTTTAACAGTTGCAATTGGAGGAAGCACTGGAATTCCAACAGATACTAATAAAGTATTTGATGAATTCCAAGTAACTGTCAATGAAACGCACAGTGATGAATTTAGTGCTTGGTCACTTGGTCAATTGCAGCAATTAGATAGTCTAGATGATAGATTTGATGGTGTAAGAAGAGTATTTCCAATTTCATTCAAAGGTGAAAGATTGTCAATTAGGGCAAGACCTGGAAGTAATATTGATGTATCTGCAACAGTTTTAGTCTTCATTAACGATATTCTACAGATTCCAAATCAAGCATATACCTTTAAGGGTGGTAGTTTGCTCATCTTCTCCGAACCAATTCCTAAAGATTATACTTCTAGAATTCTTTTCTATAGAGGAACTAGAGATGTTGATGTTGCTGAAGTTGATATTGTTGAACCAATTGAAGTTGGTGATACTGTCAAACTACAATCCGATTCTCCAGGTTTGACCGAAGATCATAGATCAGTAGAAGATATTCTTACATCTGATATTATTCTTACAAACCCATATAGTGGTATTGGAAGAGTAGATGATGAAAGTTTTGAAAGACCAATTATGGCATGTAAGCAAGAAGATGATGTCTTTATCAATGGTAAACCAATTGGAAAAGATAGAAATCTTTATGAACCATATATTTCACCGATTACCAATCTAATTCAACCTATTGGTATTAATACAACTATTGCTTGGGTTGAAAATGTTACTACATTCTTCAACAATAGAAATGAAAATCTAGCAGGTGTTAAATTAGGTCAGATTGAATTTATTTCTCAAGAACATCAAGAAACTGGTTTAGGAACTGTAACGGTTTCTGCTGGTGGATCGATCACCTCTATTTCTATTACAAATGCAGGTGCTGGATATACATTTAATCCAGAAATTTCTATTGGTACACCTGGTGTTGGTGGAACTACTGCAATCGCAACTTGTGTTACTACTAATGGCACTATCACATCAATTAATGTCATTGATGGTGGAAGTGGGTATATCTCAACGCAAAAACCATATGTGTTAATTGAACCACCAATAGCAAAAACAGAATTTGTTAAGCAAGTTACATATGATGGGGATTTCGGATCTATTATTTCCGTTGCAAATACTACAGTCGTTGGTATTGCAACAACTGCAGTGAAATTTGGATTGTATATTCCACACTATTCACCATTAAGAAATGATGCTATTAACAATAGTGGATTTGTAACTACGGGTATTAGTGGTATTCTAACTGATTATTACTTTACAACTTCAGAGGTAACTGTTGGTAAAGGTGTAACTTCACTCTATAATGATGGAAGTATTCTCGGAATTGTTACTCAAAGAGGAGGAAATGTTTTCCAAGCATACGATATCAATAGAACAACTGCTGCTGTACCTGGAGTAGGAACGACTGATATATTAGAAGTTACTACTCTTATTAAAGATGAATTGGAAATGGCAGATAATAATGAAATCTTTAATTCAACTGGAGCAACTTTTGATTCTGATTTATCTCCAACTTTTGATGGAGATGGTACTGTAAATTCAAGAGACTTTGGTTTCTTTGGTAACTTCTCTTGGGGAAGACTAGATTGGGATCCAAATAAGAGTAGAAAACAACCAAGATCTTTTGAGGCATATCCTCAAAATGGTTATGCTGGACTTTCTACATCAACAATCGTTAAGAGAGTATTCCATCTAAGATCTAAATTATATACTCAGTATTCTGAGTGATCTTATAAATAAGTCATAAAGATCGTCTATTATAATGGCACTACAAGGGATATCAACTGGGACTATACCAAACGATGGCACTGGAGATTCACTTCTTGCTGGTGCTATTAAGGTTAATGAGAATTTCTTAGAAGTTTATAATGCTTTGGGTGATGGAACCACGTTACTATCTGGAAATCCAAATTTAACTGTAGGTATTGTTACTGCTACAGGTTTAGATCTTAATGGTAATGGAGATATTAGTGGAAATCTAGATGTTGGTGGAAATCTAGATGTTGGTGGTGATCTAACTGTTACAGGTGTTCTTACTTATGAAGATGTAACTAATGTAGATTCAATTGGTGTTGTTACTGCCAGAGATGGTGTTGTAGTTTTAGGATCTGGTATTACTGTAACGGGTGTTTCAACATTTTATGATGCTACATTCTTAGATTCACGTCTTCAAGTTGCAGGATTATCCACATTTAATAATAACGTTGATATTAATGCATCTGTTGATATATCTACAAATCTCGTTGTAGATGGTTTGTCTGATCTTGATGATGTAAATGTTTCAGGAGCAGTAACTGTTACAGGTAATGCAGATCTCAATGCAGATCTTGATGTTGATGGTGCTACGACTTTAGATACGACTACAATTGATGAACTCCTTACTGTTAATGCAAACATAGATGCAAACGGTGATTTAGATGTTGATGGTCATACAGAATTAGATTTTGTTAATGTGTCAGCTGGTGTAACAATTGCTGGAGCACTTGATGTTAATGGTGGAGCAAACCTTAGTGGTGGTGAAATTACTCTTTCATCTGCAACAGTTGCAGACTTAACAGATAATCATGTTGTTATTGCTGGTAGTGGAGGATCACTTGAAGGTGATGCTAATCTAACATTTAATGGTACTACTTTAGCAGTTAATGCTGCTCTAGATGTTGATGGACAAACGGATCTTGTTAATACTAATATTGTTGGAACTGCCGATATTACAGGTTCATTAGAGGTTGATAATGTAAGAATTGATACTAATACCGTTGATACTACATCAGGCAACCTTACACTCGATTCTACTGGTGGTATAGTTGATATTAATGATGCGGTTGATATTAGTGGAGATGTTGACATTGAAGACACTACACAGTCAACAAGTCCAACCACTGGTGCATTAAAGGTTGCTGGTGGTGTTGGTATCGTTAAGAATCTTTGGGTTGATGGGAATCTAGATATTGATGGTACAACACAACTTGATACTGTAGGTGTTACTGGTGATGCAACTATTACATCTGGTGATGTAGTTATTGCAACAGCAGGTAATGGTATTGACTTCTCTGCTACTTCAGACGGCACTGGAACTGCAACTTCTGAACTCCTTGATAATTATGAGGAGGGAACATTCACTCCGATAATTACGCAAGGAATTACAAGCCCAACATATTCTGCACAGAATGGTTATTATACAAGAATTGGTGATTTGATGTTTGCTCACATCATTTTAACCGTTAGTGGTGGAACAGCAAATGGGAGTGGTGTGATTGTTGGTGGTCTTCCATATACTTCAAAAACTGGAGGTGCAATTGCAAATATAGCATTTACTGGTGCAGTTGGAATTGCAACGGGTATCAATGCTGGATCATTTGGTCTTGTTCCTAGTGCTGCTACGACTATTGAGATGCGTTACCAAGGAGATCAGTCTCAAATTGCTATTACTGGAACGGAATTGGGTAATGCAGTTACCATTAATGTTTCCACGGTTCACAGAGTTTCTTAACTCATTTAATGTCCTAATAAATAGATAAAAAAAGTCATGTCTGCAATTGTAACGGATCAACTTAGAATATTAAATGCTAGAAATTTCGTAAATGAAATTACTTCTAGTAGTAATTCTTACTATAGTTTTGTCGGTTTAACAAATTCAGAAGACTATAGTTCAACTTGGGATGAATCACCACCATCACCTAAAGATAGTTTTTCTGAGGAGATGCATAACTGGGATACTGTAGTTGGACTAAAAAAAGTATCTACAGATGATGTTAGATTTGCAATTAAAAAGAATACATGGTCATCTGGATTAACATATGACATGTATAGACATGATATTAATAGAGATAATGTTTCACAACCTTCTTTAGCAACATCATTATATTCTGCAAATTATTATATTGTTAATAGAGATTTTAGAGTTTATATTTGTCTACAAAACGGTACTGATCCAGAAAATCCAGACGGAAGACCTTCTCTAGATGAACCTAGATTCATTGATCTAGAACCAAGAAGTGCTGGAACAAGTGGTGATGGATATATTTGGAAATATTTATTCACGATCAATCCAAATGATATTGTAAAATTTGATACCCTGAATTATATTACAGTTCCTACTGATTGGGAAACTGAAGAATCTTATCAATCTGTTAGGTTAAATGCAAAAAATAGTGGTCAACTAAAAATTGCAAATATAGTTGCGAGAGGAGTTGATGTTGGTCCACCAAACCAAGTATATACTTGCGATATTATTGGTGATGGGACTGGAGGAAAAGCAACTATTGTTGTTGATAATCAATCAAAGGTAGACTCTGTAGTTATTTCAAATGGAGGTTCTGGATATACTTATGGCCATATTGATATAACAACTGGAAATTTCCCTCAGGATTATACTACAGTTCCAGAGTTTAAAGTAATAATTCCACCAAAAGATGGTCATGGATATAACATTTATAGAGAATTAGGTTGCACTAAAGTATTAGTATTTTCACAAATCAAAACAGATGCAACAAATCCCGATTTTATTGTTGGGAACAAAATTTCAAGAATCGGAATCATTGGAAATCCTTTGGCATTTAATTCCAATGAATTATTGCAGACGAACCAAGTAAGTGCATTATATGCACTCAAACTGACTGGAGTTAATACTCCCATTGATTATAGGAATGCAATTTTTTCACCTAATTCAACTATTACGCAAACAGTATCAACAGGTACTACTGCGATTGGAAGAGTTGTTTCCTACAATAAAAATACTGGAGTTCTAAAGTATTGGCAAGATAGAACTTTATTTGGATTTAACTATGATTTGGAACAAGATGTTGAAGGAACTTATGGTAATAAACTTATAGAGTTTACTTCAGATATTGGATCTGGTGGATCATTAAATATTACTGGTTCAAACCAAACGTTAAAAATTGATAATACTTTTGACGGTGATGTATTAAAGATAAATAATCTAAACTACTATCTTGGACAAACGTTCAATGATGGTGTATCTGAACCAGAAGTTCAAAAGTACTCTGGAGATTTAGTTTATGTTGATAACAGACCTTCAATCACTAGGTCTCAGAATCAAAGAGAAGACATCAAAATTGTATTGCAGTTCTAAGAATTATGCCACAGATAACTAATCTCAATACTTTCCCATATTTTGACGATTTTGATCGTTCAAAATCTTTTTACAAAGTATTATTCAAGCCAGGTCAACCAGTCCAGGCTAGAGAATTAACTACAATACAATCTATTCTTCAAAATCAAATTGAAGAATTTGGCAATCATACTTTTAAAGAAGGTTCTGTTGTAATTCCTGGAACACTCAAGGTTATTGACCAGGCATATAATTTACAACTTCAAGAAAATTATAATGGAATTGATGTCTCTCAATATTTAAACTCTCTTGTTGGTAAAATTATTGTAGGACAAGATACTGGTATTAGAGCTAAAGTAGACGTAGTAAGTGGTTATAATATTTTCGTAAATGTAATATCATCAGGAAATGATAATCAGACTAAACTTTTCAATGCTGGTGAAGATTTAGCAATTGAAGAAGCATTAAACTTAACTGATGCACAAATCACTACATTTAATGCGGGTGATACTATTGCTACTGTAAGACAAAATAATAATGGGTGTCTTGCAAAATTATCAGAAGGTGTTTTCTATTTAAGAGGATTTTTTGTAAATGTAAGTGATCAAACTCTAGTTATAAGCACAGAAGATTCAAATCCCACATTTAATTTGGGA